AAGTTGTTAGACAAGTATTATCGTCGATTCCGTCTAAAACCACAATAGGTGCCAAGTCATTGATTTAACAGTATAAATACAATAACAACTCATCGATATACTAAAATGAAAGACGAAAAACATCTTCTTAATTTGGCCACCACTGTTTTGACTATACTCACGCTGTTCGGATCGATGTTTGCGGCATTCTTGTTCCTGGATGCCAGACACGTTGCGAGAAGCGCCGAGTTTGAACTAAAGGCCGAGATCATCGGGTTAGATATCAAGAAGGACGCCGAGGTCATTGCTCATTACAGGAACAAAGAACTGAGTAACACGCCTCTTATATCCGCAGAAAAATCTAGATATGAGTATTTGCAAAGTGAGATGGAACGAAAGGTTTACAAGAAGCAACTGATAGAACAGAAACTTATGGATCTTGAGTAACATGAGACCGCCGGATCAAGACGAATTCGATGGGATATTATTGGCAGTGGTTATTATTATCTTGAGTGTTGCTTTTTGGCATGCATTCTTTTTTTAATGTCTCGCCTTTATATGTCGCAATGTTGCGTCATTAGCTACGCTCGAATATGGTTTTAAAAATCACAATGCTATGGCGTATAGAATAAATTCTGATAAACCTAAATGGTCTGAGTTTTATTACGCATAAAAAAAACCTCACTAGCGAACTAGTGAGGTCTAAAGTGGTTAGTTAAACTAACTCTTTTTATACTACTATCCTATGCAAGGATATTGTCGATCCGCATGATCCTATAATAAACATTCGATTTAGCAGGCGCTAGGTCTGCAGTAACGATTGTTCCATTACCTTGTGCGAAAGGATTGGCAACCATTCCATAACGGGTTTTAAATCCTATCCTTGGCTGAAAGTCTTCCTCACCAACCGCACGAACCATCTGTAACGGCACGTATGGGCAGTAGAACACACCAGCGTCATATGGGTTAGTACCCTTATAACCAGCAGTGATGAAATCTACAGTAGCATAAGGATCAACATAGACCTTAATCTTTCCACCGATAATACCAGCAAACGTGTTGCCTGTATCATCAACCTGGAGTTGTGTAGACATCGCAGGAGTGTAATCAAGGACGCCCGCAGAGGATAGAGCAGTAGCAACATCTGAAGAACAGATGATGATGTTACCCTTGCCTCGACGAGTTGCCTTAGCAATCGCGTGACATTCTCTTTCGAGTTGTACGTGAAGTCCCTTGAATTTCTCAACTGACCAGCGACCATCTGCGTCAGTAGACAGGTCAAAGATACCCTGAGTAGCAACGTTAGAAGTGGTACAACCAGTTACTGCCTGGGAGTTAATCGTTCTGATGATTTCGCGGTTAATTTCAGCAAGCACTTCTGTTTGCAGAATGTTAGCGATTTCAGCATCAGCGTCAAGACCGTGGATTGCTTTCAAGTCTTGTGCAAGTTCTAGCGTGTAGTGCGCTTTCAATGCACGAGATTTAGCAGTAACAGTCTGCTTCTCGATTGTGAAACCCATCTCGCCGAACGCGTCAGCACCAACTTGACCAAGAGTCTCAGCCGTTGCTGTAGCCATCGCGGTACCAAAGGTGGGCCCGGTTCGATCGTTATCGATTGAACTATCAGCGTTCGAGTCAGTAAGACCAGATAGACCAGAAGCGTCGCCCGATTGCGCAACACCGCCAGAGTCTCCAGAGTAAGAAGTGTTTGCTTCGTTGAAGAACGCCTCATCCCCTGCAGTTGTACCAAGTTTACTGTTCTTGTAAAGTGAACGCATTGCGAAGACAAGACCAGTAGGTCCTGACATAGGCTGAACGCCACATACGTCATATGCCATAAGGTTAGGCATTGCACGACGAACAAGTGCGATTAGAACTGGATTCCAGTTAGCAACGCCGCTAGTAGAGGTAGGTGCTGCTTCGTTCAGCATTCCCGCTTCGTCTTCGGTTACGCGTTCCTGGTTTTCCAGAATGGACGCTGTTACAGCGCGTTTATAGTGGTCAGTGATCGGAGACGCAGATTCGTCGTCTAAGACCGGTGCCCACTTCTCAATCAACTGATTGAAAGGCATTTGATTTTGCATTTAATATGCTCCTATTGGATTATTTTTATTTTACTTCCGAGACCCACGAAGGGACTGGACGTATTGTGCCATTTTTGCTGATGGTGCAACTGTTTCTTCATCGAAATCATCTTGAGTTTCATCTACAATTTCTGTAGATTCTTTCTTGAAGTAGGATTCTTTAACAGTCTTAACCTTGGCAGAAAAAGTGTCTTCGTCTTCAAAGTCAAGCGACTCAACAAGAGACATCAGTTTTTCAACTTCAGTTTCCGCTAGGTCACGACTGTGTTCACGGATAATCGTGGCACGTTTGTATGACTCAAGTTCTTCAGACATAGTAATAACAGACTCTGTTTGTCCATTAAGTTTTTCTTCAAGTTCTTCAACCTGTCCAGCAAGTTCGTCAACTAGGTCAATCTTGGATTCAGGAACTTCGATGTAAGATTCAACGAACAACTCTTTCAAGTTACTCATAAAATCTTCGGCGATTTCAGCACGGAGACCTGTCTCAACAGCGACTTGGTTTTCCTCCATCCAATTTTCAACTACATAGTTGAGGTAGTTATCAACGTTCTCAACGAGGTCAGTTCGAGTAGTCTCGATTTCTTCGCTAAGTCTCTCTTGATATTCATCTTCCAATCTCCCGACTTCCGTCGCGATCTTAGAACGAATCGCAGTCTCAAAGATGATAGCAGTTTTGCTCTTGAATTCTTCAGAGAGCGTTGCTTCCGATTCAACCAAATCAGTCAATTCTTCAGAGAAGTCATAAGAACTTTCTGGAAGTTCCTCGTCAGTCTCGTCAATATTAACGTCATCAAAATCTTCAGAAACTTTGCTATACATCGCCGTAAGTTCTTCCTTGTTCATGCTTGCCATTTTAGAATACATAGCGTTTAACATGCCAGATTTGCTCTTAAGACTCTGCTTAGGATCTTGCTTCTTGCTGTCCAGTTTCCTGGATGGGGCTTTCTTAACGCCACCGTCTGTAGCATCTACAGAGTCGATGGATTGCTTTTCTGCCTTTTCCGGATCGTGACCTTTCTCTTCCTCGATGTTTTCATCACCGTCAGGAAGGTCTACATTTTCGAAATCTTGATCTTCGTTCATGTGTTACTCCTTAAAGTTTGTTTTTAGCAACGAGAGGAAATTTTTATACTCACGAATCTGGACCGCATATAGATCCTTCTTTGGAGCGCGCTTAATTTCTGTCTCAATTTCTTCAATTACCCGAGATTCGAGAACGCCGTTGTTCCAAATCCAATCAACACCTTCCATGATTCCGTTAACGAAAGCACCGACTGCTGATGGATCCTGTACGATATCGACTGTATTTAAAATATAGTCCTTACCTACGTAGGAGACGCCGTTTCTATTCTCAAGACTACCCATACCACGAGTTGAAACACCCAGTCGAACGCCACCATCTAGTAGACCTTTTACAATCTTTCCATTAGGAGTGTCGAGTATAGATGCCTTTCCAATCACATCATTGTCTGACCAACTAAGTTCAGTAATGAGGTGGGAAACTTTATCCAGATTAACAGTAGGACCTGCAGGGTGATTTAACTCACCTACCGCCCGCTTCATGCTAACCTGCTCTGTAACGTATTTGTTAACAGCAGATTCTAAAACCTTCTTGCTATAAACACGTCCATTTCTATTCTTACCTTCTGCTTGTGCGAAAATACCTTCAATCATATAAGACTTTTCGCCGTTGCTTTTCGCTTCGGTGATAACCTCAAGTTCTTGTTCGATGGTTTCTACAATCAGTTTCATTTATACTTCCTTTGCGAATTCCGTAGACATTGCTTCTGCTTCTTTCTGCGACCGGTATGTGTCTAGTTTGTCACCATCAATGTATGCAGTGAATCCACCTTTACCCTTGTACACCGCAACGGAAACTTTGCCAACCTTTTTCGAAGAAACTTTATCACCCATGGGCGCAGTCTTCTTCGCTTCTCTTATAGTAGAAAATTTCTTCATAGAGTTTATTTATACCTTTTTAAATCTCAAGATTAATCTTCAGTCTCAACCGCTGCGTCATCGAAAATTTGAGATGCGATTCTAACCTTCGCTTGATCTAGAGCAATCTGGACTCTATCGTCCAATGTGCTATTAAAGTTGGATTCGGCCGCGGTAAAGTTCTTGGCACCGATGTTTGTTATGATATTTTCTACGTCAGTATTGTCGTCCATAATGGATCTCCTTATTTTAATGCTAAGAATTCAGTCTTAGTCAATGAGTTCTGGCTTAACTCGGTTAGTGTTTCATCCTGCGCCACTGATAGACCGGAACCACCAATGACAGTGATAATTTCCACTTGGGGTGGAATGTAGTTGATGTCCACATTGGTCGAACCTGATAGTGGAGTACGATCAAAGCATGCGATACCTTCTTGGCCATCGTCAGTAATCATAATGCCAGTAATTGTCAACACATGGCTCACATCGTAGGGAATAATCCTAGTTCCACTATTCAACTGTATGTAGCGTTCAGTTGCCTTTCCCCCACCCTTATCGACATTACCGAACGCCGAGATGAACATTTCGTACTTACGAAGATCCTCATTCAAGCGTCGCAACGTTCTCACTTCCTTGTAGATGTTCATTGGGATAATATCGACACCAACGGTATTAGCTGAGAGGTATATATCCCTGTTAGGACCATCGATGGTTGCAACTAAGGCCATTGATTAAGACTCTAAAAGCACGTTACCGTGTTCGTCCACAGTGCCGTTGTATCTTTCAACCAACCAACCAATAACAATAATACTAATCATATTACTAACATCTTCGAATGAAAACGTTCCATCGTCAATATGGGTTGATGGCGCAAATCCATTTTCAGGTCCATATCTAGTTTTCGCCAGATCAGATGAGCGTCTATTGAATCTGTCGTAATTAGCTACAGTATTGACGATATCCCCATTATGTTCGATGCGCTCAACCGTGATTGATATCCACGGTTCAGCGCCCTCCTTAGGAATCTCAATCAATATCTTAGACGCTCTGACCTTTATC